GCCTGATTCAGAATCTATGCAATGAGTAAATAAAGCACTATTTGAATCGTTAGCATTAAGAGAACCAAAAGCACCTGTGAGGCAAGAATACAAATCTTTTTGCTTTTGATTGTTGACATAAGCCGCCAACTTATTACCAATAGCAGCCATAGGATCAGGCCCTCCACCAACTGCTAATGCTGCTAAGTCTCTTGAACTAAATGCTCTACCTCTATGAAGTACAACACCAATCTGGTTGTCTGCAGTAATTTTGCCAGGTGTTAATGAAGTGCTATCTGTTAGAACTTCAAAGTCGCCGCTTAAGTTAGCTGCATAAAATGGGATCTTTACAAAATCCCCTCCTCTATCAGAGGAAAGATTTAATTCTGCCAAAGGTGTCACAATTCCACTCTGCAAGAATGAATCTGATGCAGTAGTCGCCTCTATTAAATAGGGGGTGAAAACCTCTGGAATAATTAAATCGCTTCTTTGTGTACTCATGGAGAATACGAAAAAATTGATTTATTTATAAAATTCGGGCACGACCCTTACCTGGCACGACCAAGCTTTTTATATATTAACCTTTTACTGCGTTTTTCAACATTTCATATTTATTTCTATCGGTTCGATATAAACGACTTTGCTCAGTCAGATTAAAAGTATCAGGTGCAAATGGATTCTTTTCACCTGCTGAAACAAATTCTGTTGTTGATGCTTTTACCGTAGAAGCTCCACCGCCTTGGGGTCTGGAATGTTTTTGCACCCAGTTTGGCATTTGTTGTTGCGCCCATTCTTTTACAGGTGTTCTTGTATATCCATCAACTACAACAACTGTTCCATCTGCGTCTCTAGAAAGTTGATCTTTATTCAAGCGGCTCAATACATATTGAGGATCGTGAACAACATCAGCTAAAGCAGTTACAGCAGGTGCTTCAATTTCTAACTTTCTTTTTTCACTTCTTAAAGCTTCAATCTCTTTATTCTTTTCTTCCTCCGCTTGTCTGTACTGACTAGCAAGTTTTTCCCTTGCCTCTTCATATTGCCCTTTAGCTTCTAACTCTTCCTGTTCTTTTTTCTGCTTAAAAGCAATTAATTCATTTACATCAACACCTTGAGGGACTGCCTTCGCTGTTTCCTTCGCTGTCTTGTAATCAGACAAAAGTTTATCGTTGTGCTTCCTTAGTGCTTCGATCTCAGCTTTTAATGCTTCAGTTTCAGGGTTAGGTGAATTTGGACGCTGTAATTCTTCAGCCATAAGTTTTTAGTGGGGTTTTAATAATACTACTTATTTTTTACCATTTAGTCTTATCAGCCCAATAAGCTGCACTGGTTTTGCCCTTTGCAATGTTTTTAGCGTGTCTTGCTTTAAAACTTCTACGTTTTGCCTTGTCCGCCTCTGATTCTGCTTTCCTTGGTGGTTTTGTCTTTGCTCCCTGCATACCAAAACGAATTAACTTATATCCATCACCTTGCTTGATTACAACAGCGTGAGACTTTCCGCTTTTGTGGCTCGGTGTTCTAATCGGTTTATCAACACGCTCAAAAGTGTGACCGCCTTTTTTTATGCTCATTCAATAATCAGGTCATCTTTCTTTGTTTTAGGCTTCTTTTCCTTCTTTGCCTCTTTTGGTTTTCCTTTGCCCTCGGATAAAATTTGTAGCAGAGATTTTGCCATGATTACTTTTTATAAGTTTTCTTCTTCTTTATAGCCTTTTTTGGTGTCTTTTTGCCATACATAGCTTTTTTGCTTCTAGAGATAGTTTAGATCAAGTTTGAAATAACTGTCCTTAAAGCTTTTTTGACTGTTGCTCTTTTATAAGAATCAAGAGCTTGAATCAAACAATCTTCACCATGAAAAACTTTTCCAAAAGGAAGATTACGGCCTCCTTCTGTTTTTGTCGTAACAGTGCAATATGGAAATTTACCTGTTTTTACTACTACGCATAGATGCTGCTTTGCTGAGATTTTTATTGTATAGCCTGTAATTGTTGGAGAAGTTTTAGTAATTTGCATGAGGGGTTGTTCTCTATGCCTTAATTATATATCACTTGTCAACAACCGTCAACAACTATTTAAAGAATGACCCAGAAGAAAAATCTTTTTTAAACTCTTCCATATTTTTTGCTTTATCTGCTTTTTTTAAAAACTCGTCTTGCTGGTCAACAGTTAAATATTTAATATTCATTAACTTCGCTAACTCCCTAGATATTTCTGGCTTTGAAATGTTCATTGTTAGATTGCCTCACTTGCTACTATAACGCCCCTATTAAGAATAACCCAATAATCAACCATTGTTCTTGTTACGTTCCCAGTAATATCGTCAATTTGAACCTCTGCTAATGGAACTTGATAAGCGTCTATTCCTAAAGCACTTGCCGCCTCTCCTACTCCTCCATAATCTAACCCTGTTTTTTCTTCTGCTTCTTTTATTATTTTCTTTTTCCAATTGTTGAAATCTTTTTCATACCATTCTGAATCTGGGTGAGCTGTTCCCTCTATCATCCCCTCTGCTTTTGTACTGACTCCTTTCTTCCATGTTTTTATATTTGCATCTTTCTTTAATCCAAATGCTGTCATTCTTCCATCAGTGTCGCCCATTGTATATGAGGTTGCGGTTCTATAAGCTTTTTTATTTGTTGCCTCAACTACCTGTTTTGTTCCATGAAAGTTTCTTGCAGCTCCATAAGTCCCATTTCCATAAATTCCTTTTCCTGCAAAGTGAATATCACCGTCTGGCCCTATCCCTCTAAATTGTTTATTATATTGCCGCCCACTAACACCTCGATAAATAATTAGATTTTCACCGTCTGCTGCTTTTAATAATTCCTTGCTTTCTTTTAACGCTTTTACGTTTTTTATTAACTTTGGTTTTGCATTAAATCCTTGCCTCCAATATAAATAATCTAAATTAGCAAGTACATTTGCATCTTTATCTGTTGCAGGAAGACCCAATTTCAACCGTTTTAATTGAGCTTCTGCGTCATCAAATAATTCGCCATTTACCCCCTCGCCTATTTCGTGCCTTCTTTCTAAATCCTTCAAATAGTCATTTAGACTTTTCTCTAGCTCTTTATCTTTTAATTTTTTCATCACTCGGCTCTTTTCAACAGGAGCTTTAACCTTTGGTGTTGCCTTCTTAGCTGCTTTTATATCAATAGGCTTACCATACTTTTTCTGCAATTGCTCCAACGTCAGTTCTGTTCCATCGCTTCTGATAACCTGCCTTAAAGCATCCTTGCCATTACTCTTTGCTGCTAACCGATTAAAATATTTTGCCTTTTCAAATCCTAAAGTTTTAATCTGCAATTCACCTGGTTCATATTTCAATAACTTGTCATTTGCTCCCCTTGCTCTTTGCTCATATAGCCAGTCACCATAAGAAACTTTCTGAGGGACTCGGCCAGTTTCGCTTGGTCTTGTTGTGATCTTTGTCTCAGGTGGAGGCGTTAAACCTAATCCCTCATAATCAACAACAGGAACAGTTGTAGACCTGCAATTAAAATGCTGTGGAGGTGTTGGCCCCTTGTTATATCCAAATTTTTGCCCGTCTAATCTCTGACAAATTGAGCTAGTCCTACTATCAAGCGTTGCCACATATTCATATTCTGGAGCAACATCCTTATTCGCAGCGTAAACACTTTGACTAGCTGCATTACTAACTTGATTGATTGATGTTCTAACAATCGTTTTGATCTGATTATTTGCAAGCTTCAAGGGTTGATTACCTGCTAAAGCAAAAGCTCTTGTCCCCTCCTTTGCGTATTCATTAAAATTTAAACGCCCCATTAATCGCCTTGCAATCTGCACATTCGTTTCGCCTGATAAAACACCTTGCCTAATATGTCTTGCCAATGACTCTTGTTGTCTTGCTGCTATCCCTCTAAATGCTTTCTCTACAGTTTCACCATTTGGCAGCGTCAATAATTCACCCCGTCTTGTGGTTAGTGCAAAATCTCCAGCCTTAAACTTTTTAAATTCTTCCTCTGGTCTTCCAAACAAATTCAACCTTGTTGGATCTGTACTAACAACAGCATCACCAAAACCAGTGCTAACTGCAACACTATTAATTGGAATATTCCCAGATGCTACAACTTTCTTTAATTCATCTTCTATAAATTCAGTTTGTAATACTGCTAACCCTTGAAGCTCTTTCTTAAATGCCCTAGCAGATTCACCTGACCATGTATTTAAACTATCTTTCGATTGTTTAATAATTGCTCTTAATCTTTTCCTTGTCTCAGGTGCAACAGCATTAATTACCCCCTGCTGCCTAAATTCAATATCAATTAACTTCTTTGAAGCCGCAATAATTATATCGTTATAAGCTCTTGCATATTTACCAGCAACCGAATTGCTATAACGGTTTAAATCAATAACCTCTCTATAAAACGCTTCTGGAGTTGACATTCATCAAGCCGCTTCAGTTGGAGCTGCATCCATCTCAATTAATCCACCCGACTGCGTACTTTCTAATTCTTCCTCAACGTCAAAATCATCTGCTAAGACTTCACCAGA